GGTCACCGGTGATCTCAACGTTACTATTGATAATCATCTCATTGGAGTATGGATCCACGTAGATATTACCCGAAACATCACCATAGATGTTAGAAAGAGCTAACGCGTTGGGTGGGTCGGCGGAGGCTGGTGTGGTCGTCGCAAATTGTAACATGGCATTACTACTCGAATGTTGTATACGTGACACACCATTGTAAACAGTGAAGTGTTCACTTGGATTTACAGTACCTATACCAACATTTGAAGTGTGTATTACATGAATACCATCACCCTCGGTGCCTCCACTTACAGCACCTATGACTGTACCATGTACGGAATGAGTGGAATCACTGAAACCCCTTACATATCCTCCGTAGGTGTCGTCTGTTGTGAGAGTTAGACCAACCTTAGAGTTAGTACCCGGGTTTTGAAGTTTAAGTACATCTGCATCACCCGAAGGATTTGAGTATATATGAACATTAGATGTAGGTGAACTGGTACCAAATCCAACCAATCCTTCGTGTGTAAAACGAAGATATTCGACGTTGTTTTGTTTGAACGAAATGGGAGATGTATCCAATGCTTCAAAAACGTTTACGAGACCACCAGATGTAAATACATCCATTTTACCAAACTTAAGTTTTTGTGTTTCACCGAACTCTAAACCACCGTTAATAAATAATGTTGTACCCGCCGCGAGTGTTGCTTCACGAGCCGGATTTGATGTACCCATAAAAATTTTACCATTGTTACCAATTAACATAGCTCTATCAAGATTTGTACCATTTCTTATAGCGCTATCAATGAGTGGACCACTGACAGGTGTATTTGTTGAATATACTTGAAATAAATGATCCGCTGCTATATGGCGAATTCTATCTGGACCAGCTGCCGAAGTGGAGTCAGTACCTTTAAAAATTACAAGTTCGGAAATACCATTATCAGAATCATATAAACGCTCACTAATAAAAGAATTACCAAACTCATCGTTAAGAACACCACTAAACGTAAGTTTATGACCAATAACTACATTACCGGTAACCTCTAACTTACCTCTAGGAATATCTGTACCGATACCGATATTACCTGAAGTACCATCAACAAAAAGTCGACTTGTCGTTGAATCATTGATAGTAAATGCATTATTGGTGAGTCTAAAATCACCTGAAGACCCGGTTACACCCATAGAAAATCCGGACATATCACCAGCAATACCATCACTTTGAATGAACGAAGCGAAAGCGTTAGAAGCTGTAGTATCTGTTCTCATAGATACAATTGCATCATCTGCGGCATTAGAGATCTTTTCACTATGAACGAGTAAACCATTTGTAACCGAATTTCCTATACCGGTTGTGATAATTTCCAAATGGGAAGCGGGTGTTGTTGTACCTATACCAACCCGTTTATTACTTCTCCATGTCATCACATTTTCTTGAGTACTATAGTTGTCACCCGCCAATGACAAATTCAATTGAGACCGGGAGGTTCCGGAACCTGTACCGTGTTTACCCATTTTGAATACACCCCTAACACCATGTTGACCCGCGGTACCACCTTCACGGGTGAGTTGAAGAACATCTTGGAAGTCTGAGGTGTTTGTAATCTGCGCCGTGTTTGTGATTACCATTGGAGATCCCAAATGACTCACACCACCACGGTTAACAACCTGATCGTTAATAAATACAGTACCACCAGAAGTATGTAAAAGACCTTGGGGTGTAGCCGTTCCAATACCAACATTACTCGTCTCTAAAATTGTCAACTTCGGTGTACCCATCGTATCAGTTTGACTCGCATAGAAATTGAGACCTTTCCCACTTCCTACCTTGTTTTCAATTTTTGTTTGACTATTGGTTGTATCTGTAGAAATCTTTAAGAAGTTTGAATCTTTCCCAAAAATAGCTGCATTACTCTCATTGAGTCTAAGGTTACCCCCTAAGGTCAACATTTCACTTGGTTGAGTATTAGCAATACCAACATACCCATTTGACGCCACACGCATACGCTCACTGTTTTTAGTTTTAAAAACAACCGATTGGTATTGATGGGACGTTAATGCACCCATAATTTCAATTGAAGTTACATTAGATCCAACCGTTCCATCGGCGTTATTTGGACCACATCGAAGACTGACAGTGTTTGAAGTAGAGTCACCACCCGATATATCACCGTGAACAATAACATTCGCGGCGGATGATATACCGGATTCACCTTCAACTTCAATGAAATCCTGTACTAAAATAGATTGTGTAATGAGACGACCCGTCGCTGTATTACCAAGTACTGTCAGAATGTTAGCAGAATCTACATTAATAAATATTTTGTCACTGAATGACAACATATTCGTTGAATTTGTGTTTGCTATACCAGATGGTACACCATCCCCATTCCCATCTACCCCAGTTGTCTGAAAACCATGGGATTGGATTTTAGATGCAACCACCATGGGTATCGCTGCATCGGCATCTAATGTAATTAAATCACCCACATTAAGTCCACTACCACCAATTCTCAGTCCCTCAAAGAATCCAAAACCATTTGTATGTAACACATTATCGTTAATTGTAGCCGTGTCATCTATATACAGGTTAGAACCAACGGAAAGTGAATAGGTGGGTGAAGTGTTTGCGATACCAATGTTGTTTTGGGTATAGACGTCACCGTACACGTGAAGATTCACAGTATTGGCGGTATCGAGTATATCATGGAATGTTGCTGTAGTTGGACCACCGAATGTTCTCGAAAGTCTCATTTTATCACCATTATGTGTATATCCTAAAAATACATTAGATTTGGCATCCGCATCTTTCATGAGAAGAGCCATATCATATGTTCCATCGTTCCCAAATGCCATTTGTATGACAGCGTTTGATACGACAAGATTGTTAATACTTGTATAATCAGGAATCTCAGTGATCGCCAGGTTACCAGTAATAGACACATTACCGGTAACATTCAAGAAACCATCGCGAATTACAACATTACCATTTTCAAAAACGGCTACGTTAGTTCCAGAGTTGGGAGTAACTTCATTACCAACCAACAAATGTGTACCTATAGAAACATTCGTGGAGAAAGTGTTACCCACCACGGTTAAGATATTTGACCCAGACGCATTAACATCAAATTTATTATTTGTAGTTCTAAATGAATTGGTTGCAAAAATATTTGTTGATACCACGTTACCCTGTACTGATACAAGGTCTGGTAAATTCCTATTAATGATGAAATCACTTTCGCCAATCTGAAATTCATTTGTAGGATTATTCGTTCCGATACCAATTTGTGTCCCCGTGAGACGGAATACATTTGTGAGTCCTCTGAAATCAGTATTTTCTACATCTGCAAATACCTGATTTGTAATGGTAAGATTCGAAGCTGTGATTTCATCTACTGTGATTTCACCTGCATCGATACTTGCGAGACCACTCAAAACATCGGTCTCTTTTGGAGCAGCATCTAGACTTGTCACAAAAATCTGGTCGAAACGTACTGTTCTGCCCATCTATACATTAGTTACCGAATAAAATTCCAGCCAAACCATTTCGTATTCTTAATACATTGTAGTTTACTACGTATACAAAAATTTCCTGACCCGCTGCTCTAAGATTACCCTTTTCTACACCATTGAGGGACAATACCGCATTGTCTATACGGCTGAAATTACAGGATCCGGAAGGATTGTATTCTGATGCATTGAGACAGAAGTGGTAGGCAAAATACCTTGTGTTAAAAAGTACATCAGTTTCTGGAATATAATCAGAATGTCCGAAGGAAGATTTATAGTAATTCTGAACTGTATGAAAATAGACGGGTGACATTTTTTCAAATAGATGTGTACCATTTATCTGTAAATCGGCTTCTAGGAAGGTAAAGCGGTCATTCGCAAAGTCTTCACTCGATGCACCGAAGCCCCAGAATATAGATTTAACTGGGTGATTGAAATGTGAAAGATCTATTTTATTATGTCCACCTACATCTACAGCATTATTTGCCACAGTAATGAGTTCTGTTTTAAATCCTTGAACTTGTGTGATTATAAAATCTAAATTTCTTGTTGTAAAAGTTTCTCTTTCCTCTTTATCTAGGTAAATGTAGTTCCCGTATACCTTCGCTGTTTTTTCTGCTGCACTTAAACCTGCAACATTTGTTTCATCGAATGTAATTTTGATTTCAACTTGATGATGTTGTAAAGCGATCAAAGGTAAAAATGCTTTGTGGTCACAGAAAAAGAAATGAAGGGGTAAAAATATATGATTTGAAGTTGAGGTCTTGTTATTAAGTTCCTGTGACTTCGTGTACGTATCCGCGAGATAGTTCGTCCATATATCGGAGAAGTAATCATAGTCCTGTGAATCAATTTTTTGACCACCAATAAAGAGATCTATCGTTGAGTTGTAGAATAGATTAGAAGCTATATTTGCATTCTTAGAACCAGCCTCCAACCAAATACCATTGATTAAATCACCAAGTACAGGGATCGTAATAGACGTATCTGTGAGGGTAATATTCTTAATAAACTTTGGTGCTTGAGAAAAATTCGTATGCCGTGTAAACTTTGTACGAAAGAAGGAGTGTCCTTCTTCACTAATTATATATGCATCCTGTACGCCTTTAGAAACAAGTTGTATTAATGCACCCGACATTTATTAATTAGTCAGATTATAAAAACAAACACTTTCCCTGAGTGAACTCACTCTTTGGTTCTTCTGATTGTTTTCCACGAATCTTGAATCCACCTTGTCGATACACCTTTAGTCTCTTGTAATACATTGCTGTGAATATAGACCAGGGATCTTGTATATCGTAAATATGTGGATCATTCTTCTTTCCATCTGTTTCTCTCATAATACGACCGATACTTTGTGTAATATCAGATTTTGGTGAAGCTAATATAACTGTATCCAGTGTTGGGATATCCAGTCCTTCGTGGGCTTGACTAAAGGTTGCAAAAATGATCTTCTTCTTGGAAGATTCCTGAAGTTGCGCCTCTTTCATACCACCCATATACAGTCCTGATGTTTTAGGAAAGCATTGATGAAGTAATTCACAATGTAGACGGCGGTCACTTAAAACTAGAAGTTGTCTCGTACCGCTAGAAGCCTTTTTCACCAATTCAACAAGCATCTTATTTCTTTGTCGATCCTCGACGAGTTCTGTAATCATGTTTGGCATTGATATTTTTCCATTTCTCATAGACGGTGGGGGGTTCCTATAGTTTGGGGATTCATATACGATTGAGAATACTTCAACTTGTTCTTGATTTTTTCTCTCAACTGCAAAGAATGTGGGACCCATAAACCAATGAAGTACTTTAGTGAGTCCATCCTTCCTTTCTGGAGTTGCCGAGAGTCCGTAAATGTGTTTAGGACAAAGTTTAAAAAGAGATTGACTAAACACTTTGGCACAAATATGATGTGCTTCATCTACTATAAGTGTTCCTATACTCTCAAAATCTGAAAATGAATATTCTTTTAGTGAAAGTGATTGAAGCATTGCGATAATGAAATCACACTCTACTTCCTTTTTATCTTGTTGAACTACACCTATGGTGGCACCCGGACAGAATTGTTGAATACGTTCTCTCCATTGGTCTGCTAGAAACTGTTTGTGTACTACGATCATCGTCCTATACCCCAGTTTACATGCTATGGCCAGGGATACCGTCGTTTTACCATAACCACATGGTAAAGAAAGGACGCCATGCCCTGCTTCAATCGCCGATCGGAGAGCATCATTTTGATGGGTGGCATCTCGAAGTTGGCCCACGAATTTAGTTTTAATACGAGCGGGGTCTGGTCTTTTATCTTGGGAAGGCTCCCCGAGTTTAGCAGTTCCGTAGAATCTTGGAACGCAGATTCCACTCTTAGCTGGTCTGAAAACTTTGAAAGGTGGTGGAGGGAATCCATAATCCCCATTTACTACAGGTCTTACCGTAAGTTCTTTTTTAATTTCTGCGATTGGACCCGTGTTTACTATATACCCAGTTCTAGTGAGAACTGACATGATCTACTTATTTAAAGATGTGAAACTTTAAATGAGTAAATGCCTACTCTAAACATTGATGATAACATTAAAAGACTCCAAATCAACATCGAACAGATGACACATGAAGTGTATAAACTGCAAGGGATGCTTCAAACATTTACTGATTTGAAAAAGAGTGGAGTTGAAAATATCGATGTACCCGGTCAACCTGAGAACGAAGAACTTGACAACATCCAAGAAAACCCTGAATAATTACCAATATTCCAACCACCCTTAAAATTTATCTCAATTTCAACTTCATCATCTTTTACAAGAGATTGCACTGGGCGTCCCCGGACTTCACACATCACTCTCCTGTAACGGAATGGAACCTTTACGGTTAGAACTCTACCATCAAGTGGGTTATCAACATTTTCATGTAAGAGAACATGTGTTTTATATGCATGTGTAAGTTCGATTATACCTGCATTCTTTTCAGGGATAACGAATCGTATATACTTTTTATCATTATGTTCGTAAAACGGTTCATATACTTTAGCTATAAACTTCATCTATATTTAACTAAAAGTAAAACTATAAGTAACACAATAATACACTTAAGAACATCTGTGACGAGTCTAGGTTTGAGTGGTTTTCTTGTACCAAAGCACAAATTACTCAAAGACCGTGAAACTTCTACGGATGATTCAATGCTTGAATATGGTGTGTTTCTTGGTGACATCATACCACACATAGCTACACTACGACATTTACCAAAGAATGGCAATTGTCCGTGAAGACTGAGTACACCAGATGATTGTGAAAAGTTCCATTTGTTATTTTTCCATTCTGCACCCCAACCAATTCTCGATGCTATGGGGTGTGACAGTCCAAGTTGTTTGATTACCTCTTGTTTAATTGTATCTGGATCAGAATTCAATACCTCTTTACTGAGATCACATATAACACACGAGACTGTATTAGTACCATGCAGAACCTTGGGTTGTAAGTTCCATTTTGTTTCGACTGCAATTTCCACATCTGTTTTTAAATTAACTGGTTCATCATAATCAAGGAGAACATTGATAGCACCGTACGTACTCGCTCGGAGTTTTTTATCTGCATCGGGTCCCCAGTTATCTCCTAATAGTTTCAAAGCTGGGCTATTATCTAGACATAAAAAGAGTAATCCATCTTCTACAACTCTTTCGTCAGAGAATTTCGCGACGAAATCCTTTTTACCATATTTAACATCTAAGAGTTCTGTACCGAAAACAAAGTTTGCACCAGCATTGAGAAGAGCTTCTTCCATTGCATCACACATCACTTTACCGGACACCTTTTGTGTATACATTTCGGACATGATAGTGTGATCTAAGTTTGTTACAAATTCATACGCTGACATGACATCCCATGTGACACCATCCATTATAAGTGGTAAATGTTCGATGTAATCACTACCTTTCTTACTTAGAAACCCTACTGCGTCTTTTAGAGATATACCCAAATACTTTTTGGGTTGTGAGAGTACAGCCGAAAATAGAGATATGAGTGTAACATAATCTCTTAGAGTAAAACATTCAAAAGCATATTTCAAAACACTCATTTTTTCTACAGATTCAAACATTTCACTCCATTCAATATTCATTTCTTTTAAAAGAGATCTTGTGTTTATAAACGCGCGATCAAATAATATTCTATGTGCGTGAAGATCCCGGGTCCCTATTTCAGGTTCCCACCAAGATCCCCCCGCTGATATTTTTTTGTCATAAATCATGACTTCATGGTCGCCTGACTTGAGTAATTCCCATGCTAGCGACATCCCTGTTGGTCCCGCTCCAACGATATGAATCTTCATTCTATATTTAACTTACAGAATAATTCAAGGACATTTAATTTTTAACCGTTTTAATTTATCTTCAAACTCCCTCCGTTCACCCGGGGATTCAATTTCTTTACCAGTGTTTATAGCTTCTATTTCAGGACCAGTGAGTTGCATGGCATTTACACGGAAATCCATGAATGCCTCCATCGAATGTGGTACTAAGGGTTGAACGAGTTCATAAATAGCCGTGGCATAATCTTGGATCTCCTTTTGTGCGTGATGATCCATTCTCAATTGCAAGAAATGCATGAGATTGTGGAGATCCATTTTCCACACGAAAGATGTATACGTGGATTGTGGTAATACACCTCGCGCCTGTTCCCTACATACACCTGTATCTAAAAGATGTTGATACAATTTGAAGGCGTTCTTATATTGTGTGGATATGACTTTTGTGAGTGTTTCGTCAACTTCCAATACACCTTCTGATCCTTGGTGATTTATTTCAGATTGCTTACGCAATACTTCTGGTTCATAGTACTCTTCGTCAACAATGGAATACCTGGCAGACATCTCGTTTACAGAGGCTGTTCGGTGCCTCAACCACTGACGAGCGATGTAGAGTGGTGCTTTGATACGGAATTTGAAAACCACGAGTTCGA